TTGTGGTGAGCTGATGCCGAATTGGCTCCAACAAATCTTGGCTCTGGTTTATTTTTAAGCTCGTGGATATAATCGCTTATATTTTTAATATTACCTACATCAAGTCGTGAATGTTTCACTTTAGCAGTATCGTAGTGATGAATTCCCTCATAGTCATCATTTTTTACTATATGTTTAATCGGTGTACCGGATTTTAAAAGCCCTGGTGCTTTTTCAGTGTAGAAGTCTAATATGTGTTTTTTGTCTTTGTCATGAAGCGCATATTTTTCATATTTTAATTTATCACCATTACTATTTTTAAAATGATGAACTCCTTCATGTGTATATGATGTTTTTGGTTCATCAGCGCTATAATGTTCCCTATAAGCCTTATTGAGTGCTTGATATGCTTTATTGCGTATATGATCGGGCTTGAGATTGCGCTCAGACATGTCTCCAATAGTATGTGGTAATAATACGTGTTTATGCGCTGCTAAAAAATCTTTATGTGGTTCTGACGAATATGTATTGTCTCCATAGTCACTCTTTCTAGCATGAAGGACTGGTTCACCAGTACTCTTATCATAAAATTCATGAGTAAAACCCGGATGCTTGTCTGTTTTTCTGCCGCGAATTTCTATATCCATTAGTGTTTTACCTTCTTGTTTGCAATTTCGCTTACTTCACTGTCTCCGTCATTTAGAAGTTTTTTGTACGTATCATTGTCTGTATTTTTATGTTGCACAACATTCTTTCTAATAAATGCCGCTGGAGAGTCCGCCAATTTATGTAAAATTGATGGCGATGTGAATGGTGATGAACTCAGTGCAGCATGTTGATGTGGAGTTGCCAATGCTTTCATTTGCATAGTTTGTGTAACCTTTGGATGATGCAACATAGAACTGACGACATCATGCCTTTTAGCGTCAGAGAATGATCTATTCATATTTTCATGATCAAATTTCTTATGATCTAGTATTCTTTCAGGATTGTGTGTGGTTTTAATTAACTTTTCTAAATGTTCGCCCTTAATATTTTTATTATCCATGATATCAGCATTGGCATTACCACCATCGATATGATCGTGTAATTTATCTCCATCAATTTTATCGTTTTTAGCTAGATTGGCTCTTGCGCCAATATTATTTTTAGTAGCATCCCATAAAGAATTTACGTCATCTTTACTAAGTTTATTTGATGTGAGAACCGAATTAGAAGCGTGATTGGAGAGCAGCTTCTCTTTATTTTTATCATGTGAAAGCATATTATGAAATAAATTCACTGCTGATGCTTTATATCCATCGGCCTCTGGGTTTTTAGTGTGCAATATATGATTAGTAATATTTGATATAGTGTGATGTGTATCTCTATCACCTGGATTTCTATTTAACATCTCCTCACCAGATTTTAATATGTTTTCAAAGTGATGTTGATGTAAATTGTTAGCAGATTCGGGTTTTTGCATATGTTTAGAAAATTCTTCTGGATATTCCTTCGAACCAACGTCTAATAATTTTGGACTAATATCTTTTTGATTGATTAAAATTCTTTTAGTATTTTCTGGTGATATTGATGCGTATTTTTCTTGATTTGTATGAGATGGATTATTTGAATCTCTATCAAATGCCGCCCCTGTCAAAGAATCAGTAAATTTAGGATTCTTTAATATTTTTGTTAGATGATCATCGTTTCTATTTGTGGCGGCGTCGAGTGTTGTATTATAGCCAGAAATTGACTTTGCGCCCTTGTTAGGATGATATTTATCAATGTTGTCTAGTTCATGATGGAGCATATCAGAACTTCTATTCGGATTTTGAGACAGATGATGCCAATCATCCTCGGATACGTTGTTTGCATTAACGTGAGGATTCTTTTTAAGATATTTTTTATAATGCTTTTCCAGGTCATAATTACCATTATGATCTGTCAGCGCAGCGACATGTTCTTTAGATAATTTATTATTAGAAATTATATTGTCTAATGCATTCTCATGTTGATAGTTTGACTCACCTTTAATAAGTCTGTCTAAATGTTCATTAGTTTCTTCAGGACTATATCTTTTATATTTGTCTTTAAGATTTGTATCTGGGTGTTTCTCTAATTCATGCGTGTGATTTAAGAAATCATTAATATGATTCAGGTTGTCATGATATCTGGGATCATTTGAATCTACAGGTACGTCTTTTTCATCCATAATCTGCCTTGATTGGTGGTGAAATTGAAGAACATGACCATTAGGAAAATGCATAGTATATTTACCACCTTTATAGTGGTTAAACATGTTGTTTGTTGAATTGGCTGCAGTGCACCAATTTGTTTTGGCTTTAGTACCATTAGCACCATAATTACGAATAGATGATTCTCTATTTGGTATTTTAAAACCAGTTACTCCATCTTTGTCATATAATTGGCGAAGATCTTCGCCTTTATTATCAGCAAGTTTCTTCTTCTCCTTTTCTTTGTCGTTAGCAATTTGTACTTTAGAAACAACAGCATCTCTTAAATCAGCAACATGTTTATATTGATTGATATCTTTCTTTTCGAGATGATCTTTAGATTTATCAAAATCTTTTAATGTTTTCTTGATACTGCCAGCATCTTCTTGACGGATGTTTCCTTGCTTATACTGATTTAGAACCCATTGACTATGCGATTTATTAGAAGTAGGATCAGCTTTCTTTGCAAAGTGATTAATGATATCCTTTGTCTCTGTATGTTTAGCAAGCGTATCGTGACTAGTATCAAATCCATCTTTAAAGTGATCGTTTAGAAAATCTATTCTTTTCGCGTTTTCAAGTAGTAAGTAGTTTTCTATAAGTAATTGTAAATCCATGAACACTCGCCTCTTTTATATTTATTTATTATTTATTAAATCTAGCTTCTTACAAAAAAAGAGGGACCGAAGTCCCTCTAGTTTATTTTTTATTTTTGTTATTATGTTTTATTTACTCTTTGTAATTTCTACACCAAGTTAATTATAACTACTACATCAAATTCGTAACGATAAGTCTACGATAATATTTATTGCTATCCTGTTCTAATCTACCAAGACCTTCATTAAGACCTTCAGCAAAAGGATTTGCTACCATACCATAACGAGTTTTAAACCCGATTTTTGGTTGGAATGTGTTAGGATCAACCGCACGAACCATCTGAAGTGGAACATATGGGCAGTAGAATAAACCAGCATCCATAGGTGAAGCACCTTTATAACCAACAACTAGATAGTTGCCTGTTGTGTATGGATCGATGTAAACTTTCATTCTACCGTTAAGAACACCAGCAAAAGTATTACCAGTATCATCAACTTCAAGTGAATTAGCAAGAGCTGGAGTATAATCCAGAACACCAGCCATTGTTAGAGCAGAAGCAACATCTGAAGAACAGATGATGATATTACCCTTACCACGTCTGGTACCCTTAGCTACCGCATTAGCTTCTCTTTCAATCTGGAAAAGAAGACCCTTGAATTTTTCAACTGACCAACGGCCGTTTGCGTCTGTATCAAGGTCGAATACACCAGCATTGGTTGTACCTTCAGTAGCACCACGTTCAGCAGTTGTTAGAATAGTTCTAACCACTTCACGGTTGATTTCTGAAAGAACTTCTGCCGAAAGGATATTCGATAGTTCGGTTTCAGCGTCAAGACCATGGATTGCTTTCATGTCTTGTGCTAGTTCAAGCGAGTAATCAGCTTTTAGAGCTTTTGACTTTGCAGAAACTGTAACCTTTTCAATGCTGATCGCCATTTCTGGGAAGATAGCAGTTGTGTTAGATCCAAGACCTTCAGCAAGAGCGGTCTGAACACCACCACCGAAGTTGTATGTATTAGCACCAACGTTGTTAGCAGAACCAGGAACGGTACCTACGTTTGTAGCTTGACCACCAACAACGTTTGCTGTTGCGTAACCAGCATCGGTAGGAGATGCATTAGCACCACCACGACCTGCATGTGCAGTATCAACTTCGTTGTAGAATGTTTCAGCACCGGCTTGACCGTCGTAGCGTGCTCTAAGAGCAAAGATAAGACCAGTTGGACCAGTCATTGGCTGAACACCACAGATGTCATAAGCGATCAGGTTAGGCATTGAACGGCGAACCAGCGAAATAAGTACTGGGTCAAAGTTATCAATAGATGAACCTGTTGCGTTTGTTGGCGCAGCTTCTGATAGAAATTCGTGACGGCCCTCATTAAGAGATTTTTCAGTATTTTCTAAAAGCTGTGCAGTAACGGCACGTCTGTGCGCGTCTTTAATTGGCGAAAGGCCTTCTGCTTCTAGAAGCGGCTTCCACTTATTTTGAATTTCTTCGGCTAGATACGACATTTATTACTTCTCCTTAATTAACCATTTTAGCTGGTTTTAATTATTTATTAAATTATTATTTTGCACCCTTAGAAGCTTGTGCTAGGTAGCGCTGCATCTCTGGGGTAGTATTAACTTCTTCTTCAGTAGAACCAACTTCACCGTCGATTTCTTCAGTGATCATACCGGTTTTTGCTGAAGTTGCTTTCTTACCAAAATAACTTTCTTTGATGATTTCAAGCTTTTTCTTGAAACCGTCACTGTCGGCATATTCTAGACCTTCAGCAAGTGAAGCCATTTTTTCTCTTTGTGTATCTACTAGATCGGCTGAAATAGCATCAACGATATTCTTTTTATTATTATCTTCGACAACTCTTTCAAGTTCAATCTTAGTATTAATTGTTTCGTTCAATTTTTCTTTAAGATCGTAGATTTCAGCTTTCATTTCACCAAGGATATCAATCTTATCTTCTGGAACTTTAATAAAGCTTTCAGCGAATAGATTTTGTAATCCATAAATGAAGTTTTCAGCAATTTCGTTGCGAAGTTGTGATTCAAGTTCAACAGCATTTTCTTCCATATATGTTTCCACATTATAGTTTAGATACTGGTCTAACTTTTCAGTTAGTTGTTCAAAAATCGCATTTGCGTTTTCTTGCAGATCAGCTTCAAGTTGCTCTCTTAATTCAATTTCTTTATCAGCAAATTCTTCTTCAAGACGAACTGTTTCCAAATTGATTCTAGTATTAACAGCAGCTTCAAAGAGTGTAGATGCTTTTTCTTTAAAATCTTCAGTGAAATCTTCTTCTTCACCAAGGAATTCATCAAGATCTTCTTTAACAGCTTTAGCTGCAGAAGCTTTTGCTGAAATACTATTTTTATTAGATGCAGCTGCTCCGTCTGGAACCTTGTCTGCTTCTTTACCAATTTGTGCAAGAGCATCGTTCATAAATTTTGAAAGATCTTCTTTACCAAGTTGCGACATCAAAGATACAAAAGTATCTAGCATCTTAGCTTTTGATTCTGAAGCACCAGACCCACCGCCCGGCTTTAGTGTTTCTGCTGCAGCAGTGCCTTCTTCTATTGAAGAAATGTCTTCTGCTTCTTCATTAGGAAGTGTGTTATCTACTGGATCCATTTTGTACTCCTTTGGGTAATTTATATTTTATTTATTAAAATCTAATTTTTTAAATACTGTTTACGTATTTTCTGAATAATTTAAGCTTAGCATTCTCATTTAGTGTTCTAGATGCCACAACCTGTTCGATTTCTTCTTCTATTTTCTCTGCGACTAGAACATTGTTTTTCCAAACCCATTCTACACCTTCCATAATACCATTAACAAACGCGTCAGGTGCTGATGGATCTGCAACAATATCTGCTGCTGTAGCCAGTTTAAAATCGTTTTGGACTTCATTAATACCTTTACTGTTGGATTTAATTGAACCCATACCTCTAGAAGATACGCCAAGTGATACGCCAGATTCTATCAAACCTTTAGCAATATCCCCCATTGGTGTATTGGTGATTTTTGCAACACCATGCCAATTAGTGCCAATCTTCTTTAGTTCGGTAATAATATGAGAAACTTTATCTAAATTTATAGATGGACCAGATGGATGACCTAGCTCGCCCATAGCACGTTTCTTGTCTATGCTTTCGTTGATATATCTTCCGACTTCGTTGTCCATTATTTCTTCTGGATAAACTCGACCGTTTCTGTTTTGAATGGCCGACTGGAGAAATATGCCTTTAATATAAAGGTTTTTCTCTTTGCCCTCATTCAATTCTTCTGTGACAATTTCAATGTCTTGATTGACTTCGGTGATTAATTTCATATTCGTCATCCCATTAACCTACTAGATATTCACTAGTAAATGTACCTTCTTTTTGTAATTCAAAGAAAACATAACAGTTAGAAGAACCAACAAATGTAACGTTAACGTTAGCGGTCTTATTAACATTCATAGACATACCAGAACCGGCATAATCATACCATCCAGTGGAGTCATATATGGCAACAACTTCGCCACCTCTTTCTATTCTTATGTGACCAGTTCCATCGCAACCAGCAAATGTTTGTGTAATAGTTGCTCCGGTAAGATTTTCATCAGAAATTGCTATAGAGCTAATGGTACTATTAGCTGTAATAGCAGTGCTGTTTCCAGTTACTACGATAGTAGCATTTGCGTTAAGATGAACTGCAGCTGAAAGATTCTTTTTATTCGATGTGATATTAATCGTCATTTGTTACATCCTCATCAGTATCGTTGTTTTCTATGATGAAGTTTAACACATCATTGATAGATTCTTCATCTATTAAATGGTTCAACATAAGAATTTGGTTGTCTTCATTTAATTCAGAAAACAATTCAAGAATTTTGTTGATGTGTGTTTGTGAAATATGCTCTTCAAGATTAGCTCTTAATTTGTTTTCATTAGATATTTCTTCTAATACAGCAGTTTTAACTTTATCTACAATGAAATTATTAATTACATCTTCTTTAGTAAGTTTATTTATGGCTGTATCAATTCCTCTTTTACGATTGCTGATGCCTTTACGCAAGCCCTTTGTACGAAAGCCTCCGTCGCGGCCGGCCCAATCAATTTGACGACGCTTAGTCGCTCTGGACTCTGCCGATTTCACAACATAATTAGCAAGAGTCTGCTTGCTTAGTTCGTCTATCTGTTCTTCTTCAACAACCACTTCGCTTGCATCGGTTTCAGAGCATGCTTCAGCAAGGTCAGTAATAAGATCGTCATATAAGTTTTCAGCAAATATTTTAGCGTCATCGTCAGAGATATCTTCGCCGAGTTCTTCAAAATATGCTTTAACTCCGACGATGATTTCATCGAGTCCTTCATAAACTTTCTCATCTTCGCCAGGATTATATCCATGATTCGGTGATCTTTCGACACCCTTCATATTGGTGGCCTTGAATACATCATCACCATTGCCATTTTTATCTTTATGTTTGATCACAACATGTTTATCCACAAAGCGCTTTTCTCCCTTTGGTTTAGGAGCATACACTTCAAAAAAATCTTTAATGGATTTAGTCATTGTCTTCTAGTTCCTCTAGATCTTCGTCGATTTCTAATTCGGCATCAATATCAATATCAATGTCAAGATCTTCTAAATCGAGATCATGATCTAAACTTTCGTCCAAAT